AGAGCTGCAGGCCACTGCGAACCACGAACAGAAGAAGAAGGCGTCTGTCAAGCAACCATCCGGGCATACACCCAACACAGGTGGCACAACCGCCGGTGATCAAGAGCAGAATCCGTCGCTTAGTCTGTCAGAAATGATGCTGCGCAACCTGAAGGAAGCTGGCATCACGGACGAGCAGATAGCTGGCACCTACTAGGAGCATGAGTCATGCCTGAATGGTCTAGAATCGTCAACACTACAATAGCTAGCTTCATTCGTGGTGAAGAACCAAATGTTCTTCGAAACCGCAAGCTGACAGCTCTGCTACGTCAGAAGGGACGTATCACCTTCAACCATGCCGGCACAAACTTGGATTGGAAGGTGCGATACAAGCGTGCTCCTCTGTCTGGATTCGCAGACAGCGACACATTGACCTTCTCGCGACAGAATCGGTGGAAGACGGCGACACTTCCATGGAGAGGATACGCTAGCACCGATTCGATGACGAAAAAGGAACGGCTTCAAAATAAATCAGTCCCGGCCATCGTCAACATCTACTCGAACGTCGCCAAACTGTTGATGGAAGACATCGAGGACGGATTCGAAGACGAGCTGTACATCGACGGCAACGCGGCGGCCAATGTCAAGAGGATGCACGGTGTCGAGAGTGCGCTTGGCACGGCTGGTAATACGATCAATATCTCCACTGGCGCCGAGCGAACAGCGAACGCGGCTGACAAGGCTGGCGCGCCGGACGACACCTATGCAGGTCTGACAACCGGCATTGGCGACTACGGCGGCTCGTGGACAGGGTCCTGGCCTGATGGTACAGGCGATGCGCACTACGACTTCTGGTCTCCGGTCCTTGTCAATGTGCTGTCGTCCGCTTTCGACGGATCTGCGGACACCTTTGCCGCGCAGGGCGACGAGGCGATTCGGTACGGTATCATCCGCTCGCAGAAGAACAAGAGTCGCCGCGGCCAGTTGGACATGATCGTTCTCAATTCCAACTGGTACAACCTGCTGCTCAATCTACTCGAGAGCAAGGAGCGGTTCCTGTCACGTCCAGGTCGGAACGAAGGATCACTGGCCAAGCTCGGATTCACGGACGTCGTAAATTACGACGGCGTCGAACTCACGTGGTGCTTTGGAGTGACAGACTCCACGGGCTACGGCTTCAACGTAGACGAGATGGAACTATGCTCGCTGCAGGGACAGATGTTTGTGCCCGAAGGTCCGGACTTCGATATCGCCTCGCAGTCATGGCGATTCAGTATTGACTTCTACGGGAACCTGAAGCTCAATCCGCGATCACTTTTGAAACTGTACGGTTACGCATAAGCGAGGAACACATGGCACGTAACGAGAATCCTCCGTTCAGTCGTGGCGAGACGTTTTATAACGGTGCCACGATCGACTCGAACGACCTGGGAGGGACGCATCTCGAGGGCAAGGAATGGGTCTTCGAAGATGTAAACCCGCACACTGGCGTAGCTCGCACGAACAAGTACGTGACTGTCCGGGTGATGCGGAACTCGTCCGGCATTGCATTGCTCCCCAAGCGTATTGGCGCGTGTGAAATCGACGCCACTACGCCCGACGAATGGGGTCGCCGGGTGGCTGGATATACGACCACCACAGCAGCGCATGGTAAGCCGATCGACGAGTACCTGCCGGCAGCCGGTGTTCCGGCCAACGACCTGTTCTATATCGTCATGGACGGCCCCGCCGTCGTGCTGACCAGTCTGTCTGATCTATCAGCAGATGTGGCGGCTGGAGATTGGCTGGTGGCGATCACTGCGGCGACGAGCCAAGCGACTACCGCTGGACGTGTGGCCTTGCAGGATTTGACTGGCGCCACGGCGAACCTGGCGGTGCAGATCATGAATCGCATCGGCCGGGCGTTGAGCGCAAAAACGACTCAGAACACCAACGCCGATTTGTTACTAGAGGTCGGCCACTGGTAGAGAGAAAAAAGTGGAAACTGGGGGGGGTCAGGCAACTTTTAACCTTGGGAGCCTGCACCCACGCGGAGGCGACGATCCTGGTGTGGGTTCGTCGCCTTCTTTTTTTGGGCACCCCAGTTTCCAAGTAGAAGTGTCGGATGATAGCCCCCCCCTGTCAAGTAAAGGAGGCTGGTATGCAGCCTGTGTCAGTGATGATTGCGCGGTTCCCATTCGGGAGATGCGACGAACCGGACGTGACGGATTGGTTGGTGGATACGGTGGTGCGGATGAAGGGTGACGGTCGGATCTCAAAGATCCTGCACACACGGATAATTGATACGCCGATCACGATGTGCCGCAACCGTGTATTGGCGGAGGCGGTAGAGAAGAAGGTCGACTTTCTTTTACAGGTCGACAACGACATGAAACCAGATGCCTACTTGGCATCGAACCCCAATCGCTTGTGTATCGACACGACAGCCCAAAGGTTTTGGGATGTAGCATTCGAAACGTGCCTGAGACACCGCCAGGAGGACAAGTCGCCGGCCATCGTGGGGGCCCCTTATTGTGGTCCACCGCCGATCGAGAATGTCTATGTGTTTCGCTGGGCGACTCACGAAACGGACGGTCCGCAGGACGCAGCGGACAATATCAAGCTGGCTGCCTACGAGCGGGAAGAGACGGTGCATTTGGAAGGCGTGCAGGAAGTGGCTGCGCTCCCAACCGGTCTCATTCTGTTGGACGTTGAGGCGCTGAAGCTGATAGATCCACCCTACACCAGCTACCAATGGACTGATCAGCACGAGCGAGGAAAGGCGAGTACGGAAGACGTGGTGTTGACGCGAGACCTGTCATTGGCTGGGGCGACGTGTTACTGCACCTGGTCTAGTTGGGCAGGGCACTGGAAGCGAAAGTGTGTGGGGAGACCTATGCCGCTGGTGGCCAGCGCGGTCGCCAAGAAGTTTCAGGATGCCGTGCTTCGTAAGTACAACATTTTGCCGAATGAGGAGCTAGTTCACGTTGGCGAAGAAAACGGAAAAGATTGGGCCCTCCCCGCCAGAGCCGACGCCTGAGGAACTGTTCCACAAGGGCACCAAAGTTGAGCAGCTGGTTGACGCATTGTGGAACGTATTCGGCGGCGCGGAGGATATTGCCGACATGGTACATAGAGCGTACATAGCAGCCAAGGATGGCTCTATGACGCAGGTGCGCATCGTGGATGGCATGATGAAATTGTTCATGAACAATGATGCCAAGTCGAAATCTCTGTCGGACGAACTGGATGAAATGACAGAGCAGCAGCTTGAGGCCATATTCAGAGAGGCCGGTGATGTCACTAATCGACGATCTTCTGGCGGCGAAGAATCTAGCGACTCGTCTGGAGTCGTCTATTCCCGCCTCTTTGGCAACGGAGAACATAGCACAGGACCAGCGTCAGGAGGCGTTGATCCGGGGGGCGGCGGTGAGGCTGGCTCAGAGGCAGATGGAGAGCCTGAATCTCTATGAAGCGTTGCCTAGTATTGAACCATTCCATGCGTGCCGCGCACCAGACCGCATTCTGCGTGGCTCAAACCGTGGCGGAAAGACGCTCTCGACAGCAGTCGAGGTAGCACGCGCCGTAACTGGGCAGGACCCGTACAAGAAGTACCCCACGACAGACGGACGCTGTTTCATCGTCGGAAAGGATGGCAAGCACAACGCGGAGGTATTGTTCCGCAAACTGTGCCGGCCGAATGCCTTTCGCATCATCATTGATAAAGAGACAGGAAAGTGGCGATCGTGGAAGCCGTGGGTACCTGGAGACAAGGAGCGCGAGCTAGAAACGAAGCCGGCGAAGCCGCTGATTCCGAGGCGGATGATTAAAGCTATTTCGTGGGAAAGCCTGAAGGAACAGAACCCGAGTGTAATAACGCTCACTAACGGCTGGGAGCTCCGCTTCTTCAGTAGTCTCGGCGCGCCGCCACAGGGGTCAGACATCGACTTAGCATGGTTCGACGAGGAGGTAGTCAACACAGAGTGGTACCCGGAGATCAGTGCTCGACTCATCGACCGAAACGGAAAGTTCATCTGGTCAGCGACAGCTCAGCGCGGAGGACCGCAACTGTACGACCTGTATCTGCAGGCGGAGGAGTGCCGGAACCAAGAGAACCCGCGGCTTGTCGATTTCTTCGCCCATATCGACCACAACCACTATTTCACTGATGAGATGCGAGACCTGTTCTTCTCGAAACTGACAGATGAGCAGCGCCGGATCCGCATTGATGGTGAGTTCGCGTTCACTGGTGACAAGGTATATCCGGAATACTCGCCGCGCAATCACAATGTAGAACCGTTTGCGATTGACAGTGACTGGGCTAGGTACATGGTAGTGGACCCTGGTCGTCAGGTGTGTGCGATCTTGTTTGCGGCGATTCCTCCACCGCATGAGGAAGAGATGGCGCACAACATCTTCCTCTACGATGAGCTGTACTTGAGAAATTGCGACGAAGAGATATTTGGTACGCGGGTGCGAGAGAAGACACAGGGACAGGCGTTCCAGTCGTTCATCATTGACTATCGAGGGTCACGTGTTCGGTTGTTGGATTCGGGAGTGACAGTCGAACAGAGGTATGCCGAGGCGCTGAAGAAGTACGGTGTTTCTAGCATAGCAACAGGTCACGGGTTCACATGGGCGAGCGATGACGTGCAGTCAGGGATTATGGCTGCGAGGGCCTTGCTTCTTCCCACCAAGGACAAACCGCCGCGGCTGAAAGTGTTCGACGGTCGGCTGCCTAACTTCGAGTATGAGATCCAGCGGTACCGCTACAAACGAGACCGCCTTGGTTTGACGGAGGATGTGGTAAAGCGAAACAATCATCTGATGGACACCCTGCGGTATCTGGCCATGTACGAGCCGACATATATCAAGCCCAAACCTCCATTGGCAAAATACAACCCAGCGGCGATAGTACAGGCTAAGAAGCGCAGGAAACTAGAAGAAAAGGGCCCTGATTTCGTGAGCCTGTCATGACAGAAGAAGTAAGGGTATCGCACCTGTTATCGATGGCGGATGGAATGCCTGATGCTATGCGAATCATGGCATTGTCAGGACGGGAGGCGTTCTTTGCATCCCTCGGTAAGCAGATGACAAAGGAGACTGACAGGACGACGGAGCAATGGGTGCGAGCCGCAGAGCTTGTGAATGGTGTAGTCGAGAGAGAGATTATTTGTACGTGGCAGAAATTAGCGGAGGATGCGTGTAGAGCGCATGGCACAGCATGGGAAAACGAACCAGTAATCCTGAGACTAGCGTGGGAGGTCGCCGTGCGCCAGATGGTCAATCTGAGACAGGCGGAGAACTCGGAGGAGTTCACCTTGTGCAAGGCGTCGGACTGGCTGCAGTGGACACTCAAGAAACTACAGGAGAAGTCATGAAGAAACCAAGTGTTGGACAGATAGTGTGGCATTACTTAGACCGCGGCTGTGAGCCGGCGGCAGCGATCATCACTGCTGTCAATCCACAGGGATTGGTGGCGCTCTCGATCTTCCGTCCGGGCATGCACAACGCGGACGTGGCGGACGGCGTACCGCATGTCCTCAGTGATCGCCCCACGGACGTGGGTTACTGGGATTGGCCCTGCGAGAAAACAGAGGCTGTAAAAGTCGCATGAAAGACATCCTGCAGCCACTATCCCGAGCCTGGATGGGCATCCTCAAACGGTCCCACGAGAGCAAGATCAAATTGTTCCAACGGGACGTGGATGAGATCCGCCGCTTCGAGGAAGGCCCGTACGACTGGATGTATACCAATGAGTATGCAACCAAGAGCGGTGCCTTTCAGGTAGGTGCTGAGGATGCGCCGCCCTCGCCGACGTTCCGCATGACCAACAACAAGGTGGCGGATGTCGTGCAACTGTATGGACCGGCTCTGTATTCGAGGAACCCCTTCCGCATGGTGACTCCCAAGCAGCTCAGTGAGTTGCCGATGGAGCGCGTGGGAGAAGGGATGGATCCGCAGATGCAGCAGATGCTGCAGCAGCAGGTCGCGCAGATGGACATGCGGAAATCTCGTGACCGCGAGATAACGGCTGCCGTGATGCAGGACATCTTGAATGCCACTCCGAACGAATTGGATCTCCAGTGGCATTCGCGGCAGTCGATTGATGAAGCTCTTGTGGCCGGTGTGGGTCTGTTGTGGACGGAGACTTACCGTCCACCCGGCAGCGAGATGCTGTTCGTCGGATCGTTCTACGACTCGATTGACAACTTGCTGTTGGACCCGGACACGGAGTCCTGGCGTGAAGGAGCCTTCATCGCGCGGCGGTGCATCCATCCGACCTGGAAAGTTGAGGAAGATTACGGACTAAAGAAAGGCACTTTGAAAGGTACGCTGGAGTCAGCGAAGATGCAGGGGGTGGTTAATTCATCTGCCGACCACGACTACTTCCGCCGTCGAGGGGATACGCAGGACCTCACAACATACTGGAAGATATGGTCGAGAATTGGGATGGGTCACCATCTCAACACGGGCCTCGACCAGAAGGTGAAGGCGGCCACACCGACACTCAACAAGTTCGGCGACCACGTGTACCTGGTGGTCTGCGAGGAGTACCCTGAGTTCCTGAATCTGCATAGCGGGCAGGATATGGGATTCGACGCGGCTAGCGAGGCGGTGTCGTGGCCTACACCGTACTGGAAAGACCCCACCGATCCTTGGCCGTGCACACGGCACTTCTTCCACGAGCGGCAGCGGAACCCATGGCCGCGGTCACACGTCAAGCCGGCGCTGGGTGAGTTGAAATTTATGAACTGGACTCTGTCCTTTCTAGCAGACAAGGTCAAGAACACATCGCGGGACTTTATCGCGATCCTCAAGGGCGCCAGCGAAGAACTCAAATCCAACATCTTGTCAGGCAGGGATCTGACGCTGCTGGAATTCGAGAAGACCCAAGGCGCGATTGCCAATGTGATCCAGTTCCTGCAGCATCCTCCGTTTAACCGGGACATCCTCGAGGTGTACGCGCTAATGCGTACCGAATGGGAGCAGCGAACAGGTCTGTCGATGCTGATGTACGGAGAGACGGCAACCCAGCTGCGATCCGCTACTGAGAGCGAAGTGAAGATAGGCCAGATGCGGATCCGGCCGGACGACATGGCCCGCCAGGTCGAGCAAGCGCAGACACTTGCGGCTCGCAAAGAGATGATCGCTGCCTACTGGCATTACAAACCCAAGCACATCCGAACGATGATCGGGGAAGAGCGCTCGCAGGTCTATATGCAATACGTGATGGGCCTCACGCTAGATGAGATCGTGCAGGAGCTGAGTGTTCGGATTGAGGCTGGTTCTATCCGCAAGCCGAACAGAGAGCGAGAAGTGGCGAACGCCAACGCGGCGGTGCAGGTCTGGCAGGGCATTCTGTCTCAGTATGCTGGTGGCACAGGGGACTTCGCGCCGATTCAGTGGCTGGCAGATTTCTGGTCTCGCGCTAATGACATGGAGCGTCAGTTCCCGAGATTACAGCCACCGCAGCCGGACCAAGGGGCTCAGCAGGCGGCACAGATGGAGCTTGAGATGGCGCAGCAAGAGCACGTGATGAAGCTGCAGCAGCAGCAGGAGACGCACCAGCAGAAGCTCGAGCAGCAAGGGCAGCAGGCGTTCCTCAAAGCCCAGCTAGACATGATGCTTGGCCAGCAGAAGATCCAGCAGACATCGCAGCAGGGGCTCGCTGCAATCCATTCTGACGTG